TGACATCCTTGCCATGGCATGGGATGACTCTGATGAGGCACACATGACTCTACACTCTCTAGAGGATTTTGGCCTTGAGATGTGGAACATCAAGGGCACACTCAATCCCATCGAGATGGATTACACAGAGGACACTACGGAGGAGTTGCATGATGCCATGCAGGAGAGCCTCGCCTCCTTCATCGAGATCTTCTCTGCCTACATAGCCTCTTCGGTCTTGGATACCCTGATGGACACCATCACAGAGCGGCTGGAGCAGGAGTTAGGCACCAAGGACATCAACCCCTTCAAGGATGACGACACCCTGTGAGAATCCCACATGAGGCCTATACCGCTGACCTGACCGATTATCAGTTCCGACTGCTGTCTACCATATGCCACTTAGCGGGCTCTGGAGGCCGTCTGCAGGCCTCAGCAGCCCAACTTGGTATAGAGACTGGCAACGTCCATGAGAAGACCGTCCGTAGAGGCCTTGCAGCCTTGGAAGAGGCTGGCTTCATCAAGCGAACTCGGACCAAGAGAGCCAACGGATACCGTGGGATAGACTTACTGGACATTACAAGCCCAAGCGGGACGCTAGAGTTCCCTAACCTAGGGGACGCAAATGTCCACACCTCACATGACTATAAGTCACGTAGCCATATTACTAATAAGTCATTAGTACCTAATAGCAAAGATAGTAATCAATTAAAAGATATTAGAAACACCGAAGGTGTTTCAATGAAAGAGATACGAGTACCTATGAGAAAATGGGAAGATGATTCAGACAATCTTGCAGGCTTCGGCCTTGTTGAGGAGCGGGACGTTGTTCAACCGAAGATCCGCAAGTCCGACCCAAAGACCAGAGGCAAGCGACCTGAGCATGAATGGACTCCCATGGACGTCGCTGCTGAATTCTCATATCGAGTTGGTAAACGCTACCCGCTCCTCCCAGGCACCGTTAACGTCAGACAGTTATCAGGAGCCCTCAGCAAATTCAGAAAGCAATACCAGACCACAGCCCTAGTCGAGTTGGAACTGCTCAAGTTGTTTATGGCAGATGAGCGCAACTTCCAAAACATCGGGGATGAGGCACCCCATCTTTACAAGTTGTACCTTGCATCCTTTGGCAAGAAGATGAACCAAGCCCGTGAAAATTTGGGGCTAAACAAAGTCAATGCTAAGGTCGATACATCTGTTAAGGTCTCCACCCTTACAGCCAGCGATGGCAAGGTCTTCCAGAATTCATTATCTGGTCGTGCACAACTAGAGCGATACGAAAAAAGATTAGGAGCAGATAAATGATTCTAGATACAGGAACGATGATTGCAGTCATTATTGCACTTGCTGGTTCAGTAACTGTGATGTGTTTGTTTTGGAGAGAGAACGTCTTTTTACAAAAGCAAGTAAGACAACTACTAGAGGAGAAGAACAATGGCTAAGAAAGTCGAAGCAACATTTGTAGCAACAATTACTTTGAACACCGAGAAGGCTGGCGGATGGCTTGCAATCGTTAGCGCACAGCGACCTGCTGGAGAGTCTGTTAACTCTATCCAACCTGCAGAAGGCATCAGCGAGTACACCGCATGGAAGAACGCATCTGCCGCAAAGCGCTGGGTCAAGGAGCAAGTCCTCAAGCACACACCTCGCAAGTCAGTCAAAATGGTTGCAACTGGAGCACTTGATGCAAAGGGAAAGCCAACAGCATTTGCTGGATCACTAACCTTTAAGGTTGATAACACTTTCACATTTACTAAGTAACGGGAACCATGTACGACATCAATCAACTGTCTGCTTTAAAGAAGCACTGGCTACTGCGTACCTCAAATATCCCACGTCGCTTTCTAGGTCTTGAACAGCAAGACATAATCGACAGGGCTGGAGAGTTTCCTAGCGAGGTATCGACGTGGATTGATGATGCAATTGGCGGTCAGGTGATCAAGCAGATTGGCAACATCGGCATTAACGGTGTCGGGCTATTGTTTGATGGAGGTCCAGGAATTGGTAAGACGACTCACGCAGTAGTTGCTGCTATGGAGTTCATCCGAAGACTTCCAGAAGATGATGTTGAGGCTGCAAAGATCCTGGGTCTGACAGCATCTGATTACGGGCTAAGCGCTAGACCGATCTACTACATGACCTACCCAGAATTTTTGTCTAGAAAAAAGTCAACCTTCGATGCGGATCACGATGATAAGCGCAATATGGTTTATGAACTTGATGGCTTTCACGGACGCTCGAAGTTTGACTGGCTTAATGTTCGCATACTTGTCATTGATGATCTTGGTAAAGAGTACGGATCTAAGTATGACGACAGTTCATTCGATGAAATTCTCAGGTTAAGATACGACAAGGCTCTACCCACAATCGTGACTACAAATGTTAGACTAGAAGATTGGGAATCTGAGTACAAAGAAGCGATGGCAAGTTTCGCACACGAAGCATTTATTAGAGTCCCTATCATTGGTTCTGACCTGCGAGCAGCACAATGAGAGGTAAGAGCATGGAGTCTCCTTGGAGAACCGTTCAAGTTTTTATCTCTGCTCAGGCTGCTGGTATTTTTGAAGTTGAAGTCGATACTGAAACAAAGAAGACACGATGCAACTGCCCTGTGTGGCGTAAGACAGCCACATGCAAGCACGCATTATTTGTTCAGAACAAGATGCGCTACAACAGAGGTCACTACTCAATACTCGTTCCTACAGATATCTCTGAGGACCTAGCGGTAGAGGCAAGCGATGACCCGAAGAAGTTTCGTGAATTCGTGGTCAAGTACGCTAAAGTAGAAGTCATATGAAAGGCGGGGACATTTCAAATGTCTCATCTCTCCAGGTAGTGTGCCTTACTGATGTAGTGATTGCATTGATTGAAGAAGAGACTAGAAAACTTTTGTCAAAGAAGATCGAGTACAAGATTGGCAACATCGATCTACAGAATGCAAACAAATTGTGGAACCTCGCAAACAAGTACGGCGTCTCACTTGAGTTGGCTGGCTACGAAGATCATGGCTGGACAGAAGAGTTACTTGAGAAAGCATTCGACAAGTTAGAAAAGCGTGTGGTCAATCCATTTAACTACTGGCAACTCTATGAGAGTCCAGATGAGTTAGTCGCTGGCATCCCATACCGTGCTAATCTACGGGGCGTCATCGACATCCCTGGAAGAGTTGCACGATACGGATCAGCAGGAGTACAAATAGACAATATGTAAGAGGGGACACTAAATGGCATCTGACAATGAGCATCGCTTAGTCAGCAAGGTCATTCGAGATCGAGACATTGTTCCAGCACTACAACGTGGTGTTACCAATGCATGGTTCTTAGATGATGACAACAAGAGAGTCTGGGATTTTGTCCGTAAACATTACGGCGAGTACAGCGAAGTACCTACTGCTGTAACTGTTAAAGATCACTACCCAAATTATAAAGTCTTAGATGTTCAAGACAACATCGAGTATCTTCTTGACACTATCGTTGACTTCCGTCGTCGCCTCCTTACTCGTCAAGGTCTTGAGAATGCGATCGAGCAACTACAAGACAACGATCACGATGCTGCTCTGCTTGCTATGGAAGCAACGATCACCAAAGTCAACGAGCAGGGTGTCCTCGGAACTCACGAGATCGATCTTACTAAGAACACCGAAGAACGTTATAAGGAATACCAATCACTGCAGAACTCAACCTTCTTAGGAATACCTACAGGGTTTGCAAAGATTGATGAAGCAACTGCAGGACTACAGTCTGGTCAGTTGATTACGATCATCGCTCCACCAAAGACTGGTAAGTCACAGATCGCATTACAGGTGGCGATCAATGTGCACAAGGGTGGAAAGATTCCTATGTTCCAATCTTTTGAGATGAACAACCACGAACAACAACAACGTCATGATGCGATGCGTGCTCACATCTCGCATGGTCGTTTGCGTCGTGGAAAGTTATTACCAGCAGAAGAGGCTCGCTACATTGACACACTCAACGAGATGGAGAAGGAGCACTCCTTCCACCTTGTAGATGCAGTCAACGGAATTACAGTCTCATCACTTGCTGCAAAGATCGAACAGACCAAGCCAGACATTGTGTTTGTTGATGGTGTGTATTTGATGCTTGATGAAGTAAGTGGCGAGATGAATACACCACAAGCAATTACTAACATCACTCGTGGACTTAAGCGGTTAGCGCAACGAATCCAGAAGCCAGTGATTATTACTACACAGACTCTGCTGTGGAAGATGCGTGCTGGAAAAGTTACTGCTGACTCAATCGGTTATTCATCTTCATTCTTTCAGGACTCAGATGTGATCCTTGGTCTTGAGCCAGTAGAAGAAGATGAAGAGATCCGTTTACTCAAGATCGTTGCATCTCGTAACTGTGGACCTAGCGAGACAGCGCTTACATGGCGCTGGGAGACTGGCTGTTTCCACGATGAAGATGAGATGTTGAAGTGTGTTTACTGTTCGAACTGGAACCGAATGTGATTGATGTAGAGCGTGTTCTCCTTTCATTAGACCTCCCACTGTATGCACAGCGTGGCATTGAGGTTAATGGGTTGTGTCCAATGCACAAGAAGCGCACAGGTAAAGAAGATCACAATCCTTCTTGGTGGATTAACTCCGAGACTGGTGCACACATCTGTTTCTCCTGTGGTTACAAGGGGAACATCTACACCTTAGTTGCAGACATCAAAGGCATCGACTACCACGAGGCTCGTGAGTATGTAAACGATAAAGAAGACATGCCGATTGATGCACTGATGAGACGCATCAAGGAACTGCCAGAGTACATTCAAGCCGAAGCACATCCGATTGGAATGTCAGAGGCTCGTTTGGCTGTG